ATTGGCAGGAACACAGGGAGAAGATTGTGTAATTGGATTCCCGAATAAAATGCCAAAAGAGTTTGATCTTGACAAATTTATTGATCGTGAAAAACAATTTGAAAAAGCATTTCTTGATCCACTGATAAAGATTCTAGATATCATTGGATGGAAGGCAGAAAAAACAAACACTCTAGAATCACTTTTTATATGAGGTAAAACATGTCTGATTTTTTAAGCAAAATGATTAAATCTTCTGGTAATAAATTCGCATCTATCGTTGATGATGGTCTTGATGGAAGCGATGTTACTGGTTTCACTGATACTGGTAGTATGATGCTAAATGCACTTCTGTCAGGATCACTTTATGGTGGTATGGCAAACAACAAAATCGTAGCATTGGCAGGAGAAGCCGCCACTGGTAAAACTTATTTTACCATCGGTATTCTTTCAAAGTTCCTTCAAGATAATCCTGAAGGCGTTGTAGTATACTTTGATACAGAACAAGCAGTGACATCTGATATGTTCAAGAGTCGTGGTGTTGATCCTAAACGTGTTGCTGTATTTCCTGTAGCAACAATCGAAGAATTTAGATTCCAATCAATTAAAATCGTAGATGATTATTTGAATGAAGAAGAATCTAATAGGAAGCCTATGATGATTGTTCTTGATTCTCTTGGTATGTTGTCAACCTCTAAAGAAATCAATGATACAACAGAAGGTAAAGAAGTTCGTGATATGACACGTGCTCAAGTTATCAAGTCTACTTTCCGAGTCTTGACTCTAAAACTTGGAAAGGCAAAGATTCCAATGATTATGACTAATCATACGTACTCCATCGTGGGTGCTTATGTTCCTACCTCTGAAATGGGTGGTGGTACAGGTCTTAAGTATGCTGCATCAACAATTGTATATTTGAGTAAGAAGAAGGATAAGGATAGTGAAGGTGATATTGTTGGTAATATCATTAATTGTAAGTTGTATAAATCACGCTTCACTAAAGAAAATAAAACTGTTTCGGTTAAACTGAATTACGAAACTGGTCTTGATCGTTATTATGGATTAGTTGACCTTGCTCTTGAATCTGGTGTCTTTACAAAGACAAGTACTCGTATTACACTACCAGATGGAAGCACTGCATTTGAAAAGAACATCTACGAAAATCCAGAAAAGTATTTCACAAAAGAAGTTCTAGAAAAATTGGAAAAAGCAGCAAGTAAAGAATTTAAATATGGCTCAAGTGAACTTTGAAAAAATCATCTTACATAATCTAATTAAAAATGAAGTATATTCACGAAAGATTACTCCATTTTTATCTAAAGATTATTTTCACAATCGTATAGATAAAATTCTATTTGGAATCATTACAGAATTCATTCTGCAATATAATAATTTGCCATCAAAGGATGCTTTGTTGGTTATTGTAGATAAGAATAAGTCATTGAATGAAGATGATCATGATAAGATTCTTGAATTGATATATGAAATTGATCAAACAAGAGAAGAGTCTGATTTAACATGGTTGTATGAAGAGACAGAAAACTTCTGTAAAGAGAAGGCAGTCTATAATGCGATCATGGAATCTATCCATATCATCGATGGGAAAAAGGAAACACCTAAAACGGCTATCCCAGATATTCTCTCGAAAGCACTGGCAGTATCTTTTGATTCTCATATTGGTCATGATTATTATGAGGATTATGGAAAGCGATTTGATTTTTATCACACAGAAGAAAAACGAATTGCATTTGATCTAGAATATTTTAATATGATCACACGGGGTGGTATGCCTTCAAAAACACTATCTGTCGTCATGGCAGGAACTGGTGTGGGTAAATCATTGTTCTTGTGTCACCATGCTGCTAATTGTCTGAAGAATCATCAAAATGTGTTGTATATCACATGTGAAATGTCAGAAGAAAAGATTGCAGAACGAATTGACGCAAATATTCTTGATATTACTATGGACGAATTAAAAACCCTACCATTACAACTTTATGAGAAGAAAATTCAGAATGCTTGTTCTGGGTTTAAGGGTAAATTAATTATTAAAGAATATCCAACAGCAACCGCAAGTGCAAATCATTTTAGATTTCTATTGGATGAACTTTGGTTAAAGAAAAAATTTAAACCAGATGTTATATTTATTGATTACTTAAATATTTGTGCGTCATCACGAATCAAGGGTGGTTCTAATGTAAATTCTTATACTTATGTAAAAGCAATTGCTGAAGAATTACGTGGTATTGCAGTTGAGTATAATGTACCGTTATTTACGGCTACACAGACAAATCGTGATGGTTATTCTAACAGTGATCCTGATCTTACAAATACTTCTGAATCTTTTGGTCTTCCAGCAACAGCAGATTTTATGTTTGCTTTAATTAGCACAGAAGAACTAGAAGAAATGAATCAAGTAATGGTAAAACAATTAAAGAACCGTTATAATGATACTTATCAGAATCGTAAATTTATCATTGGAATCAATCGACCAAAGATGAAATTGTTTGATGTTGAAAAATCAACAGCTGTTGTAATGAAGAAAAAAGAAACTCCTGATACTTTCTTTATAGAAAAACCAAAAAAGCCATCATTGAATAAAACAAATGTTTCTGAATGGAATTTCTGATGTCAATATTTGTTGATAAAAAATATATTAATTTAATATCTGGTCACTTTGAAAAATTTAAATGGAAAAGTGATAAGTTAGCAAATTGTAGATGTAAATTTTGTGGTGATTCAACCACAAACAAAAATAAGGCACGTGGTTATTTTTATGTAAAAAATAATAGTTTTTTCTACAAGTGTCATAATTGTAATATTGGTTATAGTCTTTATAGCATAATCAATGAAGTCTCACCTTCATTGAGTAAAGAATATAACGCAGAAAACTTTCTTGAAAGAAATAATTTTAAGAAAGATACTGTTCGTGTAGAAATTCCAGCCCCCATTGAGATTAAACATCATTTAAATATTATTCCAATCACAGAACTGGAAGAATCCCATAAGGCAAGGAAATTTATTCAGGACAGAAAGATTCCAGTAGAACATTGGAAAAATATCGGATTTGCAAAGAATTTTGCAAAAATTGCAGAAGAATTCGATTCGTCATATAAAAATAGATTTGCTGATGAAGAAAGAATCATAATTCTTATTCGTAGTCAGATGGGTATCTGTGGAATACAAGGACGTTCATTTTCGAATAACCGAATGAAGTATATAACCTTAAAGAAAGAAAATAGATCATGTTTTTACAACTACGATATGGTTGATAAATCAAAAAAATTTTATGTTCTTGAAGGTCCAATTGATTCTATGTTTATTGATAATTCTATAGCAACACTTGGAATGAGCGGATTTAAGACATTGAATGAAAAGATAGACGATACAAATGCGGTGTATGTTGTAGATAATCAGCCTTATAACAAAGAGGTTGTTGATACAATTGAATATTTAATTGAAAATGGCAAAAAGGTTTGCATATTTCCAGAAAATATCAAGGAAAAAGATATTAATGATATGGTTCTTGCAAATTTGAAACCAAACGATATAATAGACGAACATACTTATAGTGGATTGGAAGCTAGATTAGTATTTAATAACTGGAAAAAATATGCAAAACGATGATAATAATGAAGATGAAAAGATGATGGAAGCGTTTATGTCATTCACATCTCTCTTTTCAAAATATGTAAAGGAAAACGATATTGATCTTTTCAAAAGGGCTGTTGATTATGCAAAGACCTATACTGAAGAAGATGTAAGTGGTATTGTTTTCAACTATGTTGATGAGGAGCCAAATGAACAATAAGATTGATGTTTTAGATTATGGGCATGTTGAGTTGATTTCCCATATGGGAGATGATCTTACTGTTGTAAATTCAGCACGTGTTTCTTTCAACAAGGAAAGTGAATGGGATCACCCAGATAGTCATGTCCCTTGCAATATCCTGTCAGAAAAGGACAAGAAACTTATCAATTATCTGGCAAAACATCAACATTGGACTCCATTTGCACATCCACAGATTACGCTTCGAATCAAGGCTCCTATTTTTGTTCGTGCTCAACTAGGAAAACACCAAGTTGGTCTTGTAATGAATGAGGTTTCCCGTAGATATGTTACGGATGAACCACAATTCTATATTCCATTATGGAGAAATGCACCAACCAATGGTGCAAAACAGGGTAGTTCTGGTGTCATGAAATACCCAGGAGATCTTACCCAGAAATTTGAAAATTTCTGTGATGATGCCTTGGATCTATACAAGGAACTTTTACACGCAGGAGTAGCCCCAGAACAGGCCCGTGCAGCCCTTCCACAGTCCATGTACACCGAATGGTGGTGGACAGGCTCCCTATCGGCCTACAGCCGCGTATACGCCCAAAGAATTGATTCCCATGCTCAATGGGAGGTACAGCAGTATGCTAAGGCCATGGGAGAACTAATTGGGCCACTATTTCCAGTGTCATGGAAAACATTAACAGAAACAACTAAATAAGAAGCATTTAAGGAGCATGAATGAATAATTTACCAAGTCAGTATCAGGAATTTATTTACAAGTCACGTTATTCTCGCTGGATAGAATCAGAAAATAGACGAGAAGAGTGGCCAGAGACAGTAAAGCGTTATTTTGATTTTTTTGAGTCACATCTTAAGGAAAATCAAAGTTATATCTTATCAGCAGAACTTCGTTCTGAACTCGAATCAGCGGTTCTAAATTTAGAGGTAATGCCATCCATGCGGGCTTTAATGACCGCAGGAGAGGCTTTGAAACGAGATAACGTAGCAGGATATAATTGCTCTTATGTGGCCGTAAATAATATTCGTGCCTTTGATGAAATTCTATACGTCCTCATGTGTGGTACTGGCGTTGGATTTAGTGTGGAGAGACAATATGTTGAGAAACTTCCTACAATCGCTGAACACTTTACTAATTCAGATACCACTATTATCGTTCAGGACAGCAAAGTTGGTTGGGCTAAAGCATATCGGGAACTCGTATCCCTACTTATTGGAGGTCAAATTCCAAAATGGGATGTGTCTAAAGTACGTCCTGCTGGTGCAAGACTCAAAACATTTGGTGGTCGAGCTTCGGGGCCAAGACCCCTCGTTGATCTCTTTCAATTCACCGTTGATACTTTTAAGAGAGCGGCAGGAAGAAAGCTTACTTCCATCGAATGTCACGATATTGTTTGCAAGATCGCAGAGATTGTCGTTGTCGGAGGCGTTAGACGCTCTGCGCTTATTTCTTTGTCCAATCTCACGGACGAACGAATGCGAGATGCTAAAAGCGGTGCTTGGTGGGAACAAAACCCTCAACGAGCCTTGGCAAATAATTCAGTTGCCTATAAAGAGAAGCCAGAAATTGGAATTTTCATGGAAGAATGGATCTCTCTCTATAAGTCCAAAAGTGGTGAAAGAGGCATCTTCAATAGAGAAGCGGCAAAGAAAACTGTTGCAAAACTAGGTGATCGTCGTGATTCTTCCTATGACTTCGGAACGAATCCATGTTCAGAAATTATTCTTCGTGATCGTGAATTCTGTAATCTTACAGAAGTTGTAATTCGTGCGGATGATACACAAGATAGTGTTGCTCGCAAGATACGAATTGCAAGTATTCTTGGTACTTGGCAAGCATCACTTACCCACTTCCCGTATCTCTCTTCTACATGGAAGAAGAATTGTGAAGAAGAAGCACTCCTTGGTGTTTCTCTTACAGGTATTTTAGATAATCCATTAATGGGTAGTAAGGATCACCGTCTATTATCTGGAGTTCTAGAAGATCTTAAGAAAGTAGCAATTGATGCAAACAAGGAATGGTCTGATAAACTTGGTATAAATCCTGCTGCTGCAATTACTTGTGTAAAGCCTTCGGGAACAGTTAGTCAATTGACCGATGCTGCGTCTGGTATTCATGCTCGTCACAGCGAATATTACATTCGTACAGTTCGTGCGGATCGTAAGGATCCATTGTGTCAGATGATGATTGATCTTGGATTCCCCGCAGAACCATGCGTAATGAAACCAGATCATACAATGGTATTCTCATTCCCAATGAAGGCAGTTGGTTCAATTACTCGTAATGATTTGACTGCAATTGAACATCTTGAATTGTGGTTGACATATCAACGTCATTGGTGTGAACATAAACCATCCATTACCATAACTGTTCGTGAACATGAATGGATGGAGGTTGG